GTGGTCGATGCCGACGGCAACCGGGTCGAGCAGTTCGAGCCGGGGCTGATCGCCTATGCCCGCGGCGGCAAGGACATCCGCTTCAACCAGCCTTCAGCCACCGGCGGCTACGGCGAATACAAGCGGGCCAGCCTGCACACGATCTCGGCGGGGTTCCGGGTGCCGTACGAGTTGCTGACCGGCGACCTGAGCCAGGTGAACTATTCCTCGATCCGTGCCGGGCTCGTCGAGTTCCGCCGTCAGATCGACGCGGTGCAGTGGCAGCTCTTCATCCCGATGTTCTGCGCGCCCGTCTGGCGCTGGTTCACCGAGGCTGCATGGGCAGCGGGCCAGATCCCGTCGCCGATCGTGCCGGTCGAATGGTCACCGCCGAAGTTCGAGGCGGTCGATCCGCAGAAGGATGCCATGGCGAACCTGCTGTCGATCCGCTCCGGCACCATGACGCTGGCCGAGGTGATCGCGAAGCAGGGCCGCAACCCGGATGCGGTGCTGGCCGAGATCGCCGCGACCAACGCCAAGCTCGACGCGCTGGGGCTCGTGCTCGACAGCGATCCGCGCCGCGTCACCAAGACCGGCAGCGCGCAGAGCAACGATCCACCGAACGATACCGCCGCCGACGACCCCTCCGCCCGAGCGGATGAAATCGACACGGCGCAGGCCGACCAACAGGACTGACCTTCATGGAAACGATGATCGAACTGCCGGCCATGCGCCGGTCGGCGGAGCTTGCGCCGAACACCGCCGATGCCGACAGCCGCACCGTCGAGGTGGTCTGGTCGGCAGGCGCGCGCGTCCGGCGCGCGACCTTCTTCGGCGAGCCCTATGACGAGGAACTGAGCCTCGACCCGGCCCATGTGCGGCTCGACCGGCTGAACGCGGGCGCGCCGTTCCTGAAGGTGCACGAGCTCGACACGCTCGACGCGGTCATCGGATCGGTCGTGCCGGGTTCGGCGCGGATCGAGAACGGCCGTGGCATCGCGCAGGTCCGGATCAGCGAGCGTGCCGATGTCGAGCCGATCTGGCGCGACATCCAGGCCGGGCACATCCGCGCGGTCTCCATCGGCTACCAGGTCCACCGCTTCGAGGTCTCGAAGCCCGAGGCCGCCCGCGAACTCTGGCGCGCGGTGGACTGGACGCCGTTCGAGGTCTCCGCCGTCGCGGTCGGCGCCGACCCCGCCGCGGGCTTCCGCGCCCAGCATCCCCTTCACGACTGCGTCCTCCACCGCCGGGACGCCCCCACAGAGCAAGGAGCATCCCCGATGACGGACGAGATCCAGACCCCGGCGAGCGACGCCGCACCCGCCACCACCCAGCCGACCGAGCCGGTCGAAACAGAGGACACCATCATGACCGAGCCGAAAGCGGCTGCGCCCGACCCGAAGGTCGCCGCCAGCGAAACCCGCGCGCAGCCGAAGCTTCAGACGACCGACACTCCCGCAGCGCCCGACACCGAAGCGGTCGCCACCCGCGCGCGCGAGGCCGAGCGCGACCGCGTCTCCACCATCTACGACCTGGCCGGGCGGCTGAACCTCGAGCGCGGCTTCGCCGAGGATCTGGTCAAGCGCGGCGTCAGCGTCGAAGAGTCCCGCCGCCTGATCCTCGATCAGGTCGCCGCGAAGTCGGACGAGACCCGGACCTTTCCCCATGTCTCCGTGCCGCTCGGCGGCCGGGACGAACAGATCACCCGCCGCGATGCGGTGGCCAATGCGCTGCTGCACCGCTACAGCCCGACGCTGTTCCAGCTGGAGGATGCCGCGCGCCAGTATCGCGGCATGACGCTGCTGGAGCTCGCCCGCGAAAGCCTCGGTAATGCCGGGGTGAACACGCGCGGCCTGTCGCGCGACGAGGTGGCGACGCGCGCGCTGCATTCGACCTCCGACTTTCCCGAGATCCTGTCGGCCGTCACCAACAAGACCCTGCGGCAGGCCTACGAGGCCTATCCCCGCACCTTCATGCTGTTCTGCCGCCAGGTGCTCGCCACCGACTTCAAGGCGATGCACCGGGTCCAACTCGGCGAAGCGCCGCAGCTGCTCGAGGTCGGCGAAAGTGGCGAGTTCAAGCGCGGGACGCTCGGCGAAAGCAAGGAGAGCTACAAGGTCAAGACCTATGGCCGGGTGGTCGCGATCACCCGCCAGACGCTGATCAACGACGATCTCGACGCCTTCACCCGGATCCCGGCGATGTACGGCAATTCCATCGCGCAGCTGGAATCGGACGTGGTCTGGGGCATCATCACCGCCAACCCGGCGATGGCTGACGGCAACGCGCTGTTCCACACCACGCACAAGAACCTCGCGGGCACCGGCGCGGCGCTCGACGTGAGCAGCGTCGGCGCGGCCCGCGCCGCCATGGCCAAGCAGACCGGGCTCGACAAGAAGACGGTGCTGAATGTCCGGCCCGCGTTCCTGATCGTGCCCGCCTCGCTGGAACTGAAGGCCGAGCAGCTGGTCGCCCAGAACCTCGTGCCCGCCGCGACGTCCAGCGTGGTGCCGCAGTCGATCCGGACGCTCGCGCCGATCAGCGAGCCGCGCCTCGACGCCGCCAGCGAGACCGCCTGGTATCTGGCCGCCAGTCCGAACCAGATCGACACCATCGAGTACGCCTATCTCGAGGGCCAGCAGGGCGCATACATCGAGACCCGCAACGGCTTCGACGTCGATGGCGTCGAGATCAAGTGCCGCCTCGACTTCGGCGCCAAGGCCATCGACTGGCGCGGCCTCTACAAGAACCCGGGCGCGTAACCCGCACCCCATGCTGAACCCTGACACACGGGCGGTCCTGACGGGCCGCCCTTCGTCTTTCCACGAGGATCCTCCCCATGAAAAACTTCGTCCAGCCCGGCAACACCATCACCCTGACCGCGCCCTATGCCGTCGCCTCCGGCGATGGACTGCTCGTCGGGTCCATCTTCGGGATCGCCGCAGGCGCCGCCGCCATCGCCGAGCCCGTCGAGACCGCGCTCGTCGGCGTCTTCGACATCACCAAGGTCGGCTCGCAGGCCTGGACTGTCGGCGCCAAGGTGTATTGGGACGACACCAACAAGCGCTGCACGACGGTCGCGACCGACAACACCCTCATCGGTGTGGCCGTCGAGGCGGTTGCGAGCGGCGCGGGCGACACCATCGGCCGCGTACGCCTGAACGCGGCCTTCTGATGAGCGCCTTCGCCGCCGCCGTGGGCGCGCTTTTTGCCGATCCCAACATCGGCCGGGACGCGGTCTACATCGCGGACGGCGGTGCGCCCGTGCTGGTGCGGGTCGTTGCCCGGCGCGCGGACGCGATCACCGACTTCGGCGACGCGCGGCTCTGGTCCGAGACCACCCGGATCGACCTGCGTGTCGCCGAGGTGGCGAACCCGCGTCCCGGCGACCGCTTGGAAATCGACGGCGATGCCTTCCTCATTCAGGGCGAGCCCGCCCGCGACCGCGAGCGGCTGGTCTGGACCGTGGATCTGAGGCCAGCGTGAAACTGAAGCTCGACATCGATCCCGACATCGTCGCGATGATGCAGGCCGAGATCGCGGTGGGCGAACGCGCCGTGACGGCCGCAATGCGCGAGGCCGGGACCGGGCTGAAGAGCGCATGGCGGTTCCAGATCACTGGCGCGGGGCTCGGCACACGGCTGGCCAACTCGATCCGGAGCCAGAACTTCCCGAGGTCGGGCGAAAGTCTGGAAGCCGCGGCGCTGGTCTGGTCGAAGGCGCCGGTCATCGTGGGCGCGCACGACACCGGCCCGCTGATCCGCTCGAAGGATGGCTTCTGGCTGGCGATCCCACTGCCCGCCGCAGGCAAGTCCCTGCGCGGCGGCAAGATCACGCCCGGCGAATGGGAGCGCCGCCGTGGCCTGCGCCTGCGCTTCGTCTATCGCCGGACGGGCCCGAGCCTGCTGGTCGCCGAGGGGCGGCTCAACACGAAGGGCCAGGCGGTAGTGTCGCGCTCGAAGACCGGGCGCGGTAAGGTGACCGCACCGATCTTCCTGTTGGTCCCGCAGGTCAAGCTGCCGAAGCGGCTAGACCTCGCACGAGACGCGGACCGGGCATTGGACAGCGTGCCGGGGCTGATCGTGGCGAACTGGGTGGAGGCGAAGATATAGTCGATCCCATTGCCGACGGATGCTTCAGGTCAGGCCCATCAGCGCCAGCGCCATGCCCGCCAGAGCGCAGCCGGCAAGGACCGTCACCGCCCCAAGCTTGAACCGAAACACCGCCACAAGAGCGGCCAGCACCAGCGCCGCAGCCGACAGGTTCAGCGACGACCAGACGGGGACATCGAGGTCGAGCCCGAAGGAAGCGATCGTCCTCACCTCGTCGAAGACCACATGCAGACCGAACCAGACTGCGAGGTTCAGGATCACGCCCACCACTGCGGCCGTGATCGCCGTCAGCGCGGCTGTGAGCACCGCGTTGTCGCGCAGACGCTCGATGAAGGGCGCGCCGAGGAAGATCCACAGGAAGCAGGGAACGAAGGTAACCCACGTCGTCAACAGCCCGCCAAGCGTTGCCGCCATCAGGGGCGACAGGCCGCTCGCCTCTCGGAAGGCGCCCATGAAGCCCACGAATTGCGTCACCATGATCAGCGGGCCGGGCGTGGTCTCCGCCATGCCAAGCCCGTCCAGCATCTCGCCAGGAGCGAGCCAGCCGTAGTTTTGCACCGCCTCCTGCGCGACATATGCCAGCACCGCATAGGCGCCGCCGAAGGTCACGACGGCCATCACGCTGAAGAAGCCAGCTATCTGTGAGAAGACATTGGCAGGGCCGAGCAAGGCGAACAGCAGGGCTACCGGCACCAGCCAAAGCGCGAGGAACGCCGCCGAGATGCGAAACGCCCACGCCCGGTTGACCTGCGTGTGGTCGGGCGACTCCTCGCCCAGCAGGGTGTCGGCGTCATCGACCTGCACCTTGCCCACCTTGCCGTGGCCGCCGCCGCCCCGGAACGCCGGCAGGTCTGCCCGGGCCCCGAAGAACCCGATCAGACCCGCTACCAGGATGATGAGCGGAAATGGCACCGCGAAGCCGAAGATCGCCACGAAGGAGGCGGCGGCAATGGCCAGCATGGCGGTGTTCTTCAGCGCGCGCGATCCAATGCGGATGACCGCCTGAATCACGATGGCGAGCACCGCCGCCTTGAGGCCGAAGAACAGCGCCTCGACAGGCCCGACATTGCCGTAGAGCGCGTAGACCCAGCTTAGCGCCATGATCGCCGCGACGCCCGGCAGCACGAACAGCACCCCCGCGATGATGCCGCCCAGCGTGCGGTGCATCAGCCAGCCGATATACACGGCAAGCTGCATGGCCTCCGGCCCCGGCAGCAGCATGCAGTAGTTCAGCGCGTGCAGGAACCGCTTCTCGCCGAGCCAGCGCTGCTCCTCGACGAGGATGCGGTGCATCAGCGCGATCTGCCCGGCGGGGCCGCCGAAGCTCAGGAGGCCGATGCGGGCCCAGATGCGGGTGGCCTCGGCCAGGGTGGGGTAAGCGCGGTCCTGCATCATTCTGGCTTCGGCTTGTTGGTCGGCCAGTTGTGAGTCTCGTCGGTGGCGTCCCGTGCCCATCGATAGAAGGCGTCGTAGAGCAGCACGCCGGCCTCGAGCTGTTCCAGATCGTCGGAATACATGCGCGACAGGCCGAGCGATGCAGCCAGCAGCCCCGCCGCCTCGGGCGCGAGGTCGAGCCGGGCGGTGTCCGCCCCGCGGACGATGGTCGCGAGCCGGTCGAGCGCCGGAATGGTGAGGCCGAACTCGGCCAGCATCACGTCGAAGGTGCAAAGCTCGTCGCGATGGCTCCAGAACACGTCCTCGATGTCGAAGGCCGCTGCCTCGTAGCGTTCGGCGACGCCCACCACCTCGGCCGGCGCTACGAACAGGATCACGGCGCGGGGGTCGAGAAAACGACGGATCAGCCAGGGACAGGCGATGCGGTCGATCTTCGGCCGAGACCGCGTCACCCAGACGGTCCGGCCCTGCGCATCGCGTGCGGGCAGCTTCGCCGGATCGATCAGAGGCAGACCGGCTGCGCGCCAGGCCTCGAACCCGCCGTCGAGGTATTCGGCCGGACAGCCCTCGGCGCGGAGCCAGGCCGCCGCGCCCTGGCTGCGGCGATGCCCGGCCTGGCATACGGCGATAGAAGGTTGACCAGCCAGCTGCGAGGCAAGCTCGGTCAGCGCGCGGTCGTCGCTTCGAATGGCGCCTGGCAAAAGCCTGGGGTCGGCGGTGAAGTCTTCGTCGGACCGCACGTCGATGAGCAGCGGGCTTCGAGGCGTGCCGATGATGCGGGAGAGCTTGTCGAACGAAATGGCATTGGGCGCAGGCATATGCGTTCCTCCGTCGCCGGGGTTGAACAGGAACGCGATCTTCGGCTGGCGCCTCGTGGGGAGCTCGCAATCCCCATCGCTTCAGTTACCGGCAACGCGCTGAAACTGTCAAGAATTGCAAAGGTCAAGCTGCCCGCGCGCGGGCGCTTCGGAAAGCAAACAGGTCCCCATGCCCAGCCCCCGCGAAACCATCCTCGCCGCGCTGCACGCGCGGCTCTCGGCGCTGCCCGCCACCACCCTGCGTGGAGAGGTTCTGCCCGAGCGCGTGCCCGCCGATGGGCTGCTGATCCTGTGCGACGGCGAGCCGGGCGAGCCCGAGGTGACGCTGTCGCCGCTGGCCTATCACTATCAGCACCGCGCCGAGATCGAGGCTGTCGTGCAAGGCACCAACCGTGACGCGGCATTCGACGCGCTCTGTGCCAGCATCGGTGCGGCGCTCGCCGCCGACCGGACGCTGGGCGGGCTCTGCGACTGGGTCGAGGCGGAAGGGCCACGGCCCGTCGATCTGCCGGTCGAGGGCGCGGCCAGCCTGAAGGCTGCCGTCATTCCGGTGGTGCTGCACTATTCCACGGCCGACCAACTGGCCTGATCCAACCGACCACAGGAGAACACCATGGCACGAGCCCAGGGGGCGCGGGCGCAGATGGCGCTTGCGTTCGAGACGACCTATGGCACGCCGCCCATGAGCGGCTTCACCCGCATGCCCTTCGCCAGCACCTCGCTCGGCGCGGAGCAACCGCTGCTGAATTCGGAACTGCTCGGCTACGGCCGCGATCCGCTGGCGCCGATCAAGGATGCGGTCACGGCCGATGGCGATGTCGTCGTGCCGCTCGACGCAGAGGCCTTCGGCTTCTGGCTCAAGGCCGCCTTCGGCGCGCCTACGACCACGGGTGCGGAAGCGCCCTACACCCACGAGTTCCAGTCGGGATCCTGGACGCTGCCCAGCATGTCGATCGAAACCGGCATGCCCGAGGTCCCGCGCTATGCGATATATTCCGGCTGCGTGCTCGACCAGATCACCTGGCAGATGCAGCGCTCGGGCCTGCTGTCCGCGACGGCGCGGCTGGTGGCACAGGGCGAGACGGTGGGCACGACGACCAGCGCCGGAACGCCTGCCGCGCTGGAGCTGAAACGCTTCGGCCATTTCAACGGGTCGATCACGCGCAATGGCACGGCGCTCGGCAACGTGGTCTCGGCCGAGATCACCTATGCCAACAATCTCGACCGGATAGAGACGATCCGAGACGACGGCCGCATTGACGGCGCGGACCCGTCCATCGCCGCGCTCACCGGCCGGATCGAGGTGCGTTTCGCCGACCAGACGCTGGTGACGCAGGCGATCAATGGCGAGGCCTGCGAGATGGAATTTGCTTACGTCCTGCCGTCCGGCGAGAGCTTCACCTTCACGGTGCACGCCGTCTACCTGCCGCGCCCACGCATCGAGATTTCCGGGCCGCAGGGCGTGCAAGCCACCTTCGACTGGCAGGCGGCGCGCGACAGCGTGGTCGGCCGAATGTGCACCGCAACCCTCGTGAACGATTTGGAGACGTATTGATGCTGACGCTCGACCTGACCAACGCGCCACGCTGGCATGACCTCGCGCCCGGCGTGCGGGTGCAGCTGCGCCCGCTGACCACCGCGCTGATGGTGGCGACGCGCAGCGATCCGGCTGTCGAGGCGGTGCCCGAGGACGCTTCCGACGAGGAGCGCGCGGTCGCCTTCGCCAAGGCGCTCGCGCGGCGGGCGGTGCTCGCATGGGACGGCATCGGCGACGCCGACGGCAACCCCATCGAGCCGGGCCCCGAGGCCATCGACGCGCTGCTCGATGTCTGGCCGATCTTCGAGGCTTTCCAGCTGACCTATGTGTCCAAGGGCCTGCTGCTGGAGCGGGAAAAAAACGCCTCCGCGCTCTCGCCGAATGGTCCTTCGGCGGGGGCGAGCGATACTGCGAAGCCTGCGCGCAAGCCTGCCCGGACTGCCCGGCGCGGCTGAACCATCCGGAAACTCCGGAGGGTTGGCAGGTCTGGGACCTGGTCGGCCGTCTCGGCGGCCAGCTGCGCGTCCTGCCGGGCGCCGTGATCGGCTGGGACATGTCGGCGGCGCTCGCGCTCGGTGACGCGCTCGGCGTGCCGCCGCTGGCCATGGCCGAACTGCTGCCCGTCATCGAAGCGGTGATGGTCGCCAAGTTCAACGAACAGATGGATCATTCCCATGGCTGAGAAGAGGGTCAGCGTCCGCCTCGCGGCCGTGGGCGGACGGCAGGTGCGCGCCGAGCTGGAAGGTGTCGGCGAAGCCGGATCGCGCGGCTTCGGTCGCCTCAGCCGCGAGATGGAAGCGGCCAACGCCCGGCTCGCGGCCTTCTCGCGACGGGTGCGGGTCGCTGCCGCCGCCGCCGTGGCAGCCGCTGCCGCCGCTGGTGTGGCAATGATCCGGTCCGGTCTGCAAACGGTCGATGCGCAGGCCAAGCTGGCGCAATCGCTCGGGACGACGGTCGCTTCCATCCAGACCCTCGAGCGTGCTGGCGAACTGGCCGGTGTCTCCATGTCCGGGATCGAACAGGCGACGAAGGACCTGACGCGCCGTCTCAGTCAGGCCGCCGCCGGGACCGGCCCTGCCGCCGACGCGCTCGACCGGCTCGGGCTTTCGGCCAACGAGCTGATCGCGCTGCCGCTGGACCAGCGCGTCGGCGCGATCAATGCGGCCATCGAGAACTTCGTGCCCGCCGCCGAGCGCGCAGCTGTCGCGGGCCAGCTGTTCGGCGAGGAAGGCTCCATCGCCATGTCGCGGATCGACACCGCGACATTGCGCCAGGCGACGGAGGACGTGCTCGCCTTCGGGGTCGTGGTCTCCGAACAGGACGCCGACCAGATCGAGCGGACCAACGACGCCATCTCCCGGCTCGGGCTGATCTGGCGCGGGCTGTCGAACCAGCTGGCTGTCGCCGCGGCTCCGGCGCTGGAAGCGGTCGCCAACGCGATGGCGGCGGTCGCCAGCCGCACCGGCCCGCTCGGTATCGCGATCCGCGGTCTCTTCGACAACATCGGCCGCCTGACCACCTACGCCGCCACCTTCGCGGCCTTCCTCGCGGGACGCTGGGTGGCCGGCATGGCCGCCGCCGCACTCTCGGTGCGCGGCCTCGCCACCGCGCTGGTCGTCCTGCGTGGGGCGCTGATCCGCACCGGCATCGGCGCGCTGATCGTCGGCGCGGGCGAGCTCGTCTACCAGTTCACCCGTCTCGTTTCAGGTGCCGGCGGTTTCGGCGAGGCGATGTCGCTCCTGAAGGACCTCGCCGTCGAGGTCTGGGAGCGGATCCGCATGGGCGCCGCTGCGGCGGGTGCGGCCGCCACGGCGATGTTCTTCGACCTGAAGGCCGACGCCGCCTCAGGCATGCAGAGCGCCATCGAGAGCGTGGTGGCTTTCGGCAATACCGCCGCGAATACCTTCGAGGGCACCTACGAGGCGATCAAGGCGATCTGGGGGCTGCTGCCCGCCGCCATCGGTGATCTGGCGTTCCAGACGGCCAACAGCCTTGTCGACGGCGTCGAGGCGATGCTGAACGGCGTGGTCTCACGCATCAACGGCTTCATCGGCGGGATCAACCAGGGGCTCGAAGCGCTCGGGTCGGAGCGGCGCATCTCGCTGGTGCCAGATCTCGACATCGGCGAGATCGAGAACCGTTTCGAAGGGGCGGCGACGGCCGCGACGACAGCCGCGCAGACGGCGTTTGACCGGGCGTTCGAGGACAACCCGCTCACCACGCCCGATCTCGGACTGACTGACGCGGCAACCCGCGCACTCGAGTCCGCGAACCTCTATCGCGGCGCCGCGCGCGATCTCGCCGAGGGCGCCCGTGCGCCGCTGGAAAGCTGGCAGGCGCTGCGCGATGCCGTGCGCGGGACCGACGAGGACGGGGCCGATGCGCTGACCGAGGCCACAGGCGCGGCCGAGCGGCTGGAGACGGCGCTCGGCGATGCCGGGCGCGCCGCCACGGGGGCCGGCGCGGCGGCCGGAGCTGCCGCTGCTGCAGCGGAGCCCGCCACTCAGGCAGCCGTCACCGGCTGGCAGGCGGTCACGGCAGCGCTGTCGGACTACGCCAGCAAGGCCCGAGACATCAGTGGCGACATCGGCCAGAGCCTTGTCGGCGCCTTCCAGTCCGCCGAGAACGCCGTTGGCCAGTTCGTGAAGACCGGCAAGCTGAACTTCCGCGACCTCGTCACCTCGCTGCTGGCCGATCTCGCCCAGCTCGCGGCGCGGCGCTTCATCCTCGGCCCAATCGCAAACGCGCTCTCCGGTGTGTTCTCCGGGGCGGGCGGGATCTTCGCCAGCGTCCTGCATGCGGGCGGGATGGTGGGGTCCGCGGGGCCCTCACGCATGGTCCCGGCGATGGCCTTCGCCGCCGCGCCCCGGATGCATGGCGGCGGCATGGCCGGACTTCGACACGACGAGGTGCCCGCGATCCTGCAACGCGGCGAACGGGTGTTGTCACGGCGGGAGGCACAGAGCTACGGCGCAGGCGGTGGCGTCAACGTCACCATCATGGCCCGCGACGCCGAGAGCTTCCGTCAGTCCCGCACACAGGTCGCGGCCGACATCGCCCGTGCTGTGTCGCTCGGGCGGAGAGGCATGTGATGGCGTTCCACGAGGTCCGTTTCCCCGACAACATCAGCCGGGGCGCGCGGGGCGGGCCCGAAAGGCGTACCCAGATCGTCGAGCTCGCCTCGGGCGACGAGGAGCGCAACGCCAGCTGGGCCAACTCACGCCGCCGCTACGACGTCGCATACGGCATCCGCCGCGCGGACGATCTGGCGGCGGTGGTCGCCTTCTTCGAGGCGCGCAACGGTCGGCTCCACGGTTTCCGCTTCAAGGACTGGGGCGACCACAAGTCCTGCCTGCCTTCGGGCACGCCGTCGCCGACCGACCAGACGATCGGCACCGGCGACGGCGCGACGACCGCCTTCCAGCTGGTCAAGCGCTACGCCTCCGGGGCGCAATCCTGGATGCGCGCCATCGCCAAGCCGGTGACGGGTAGCGTCCGCATCGCGGTGTCAGGCGTCGAGCAGCCCTCCGGCTGGTCGGTCGACACGACCACCGGCGTCGCCACCTTCGACACTGCGCCCGCCGAGGGCGTCGCGATCACCGCGGGCTTCGAGTTCGACGTGCCGGTCCGCTTCGACACCGACGTGCTCGACGTGACGCTCGATCTCGAGCGGCTCGGCTCGATCACCTCCATTCCGCTTCTGGAACTGCGCCGATGAAGGCCCTCGCTCCCGCCCTGCAAGCCCATCTCGACGAGGGCACGACGACGCTCGCCTGGTGCTGGCGGATCGCCCGCGCCGATGGCGTCACCTTCGGCTTCACCGATCACGACCGGACGCTGACCTTCGACGGCACGGATTTCGAACCCGAGAGCGGGTTCACGGCGTCCGAGGTCCGCTCGGGCTCGGACCTGTCCGTCGATGCGCAGGACGCCGAAGGCGTGCTGACCTCCGACCGCATCACCGAGACCGAAATCCTCGACGGCCGCTGGGACAACGCCGAAGTCGAGGTCTGGCGCGTGAACTGGGCCGATCCGAGCCAGCGGGTGCTGATGCGGCGCGGGGCCATCGGCCAGATCCGGCGCGGGCGGCTGGCCTTCGTCGCGGAGGTGCGCTCGCTCGCCCATGTGCTGGGCCAGACGGTCGGGCGGACCTTTCAGGCGACCTGTGACGCCGCGCTCGGCGATGTGCGCTGCGGCGTCGATCCGGAGGATTCGGCCTACAAGGACACGGGCACGGTGATCGATCTCCTGCGCGATCGGGCGTTCACCGCCTCGGGGCTCGGCGGCTTCGAGGCCGGCTGGTTCACCTTCGGCACCGTCGAATGGACGAGCGGCGCGAACGCAGGGCGGCGCGCGGAAGTGCTGGGCCACGACGTCACCGACGGCATCGCGATCCTGACCCTTCTCGAGGCGCCGGTGCGCCCCGTCGCCGAGGGCGACGGCTTCACCGTCCGCGCAGGCTGCGACAAGCGCATGGAGACCTGTGGCGCGAAGTTCGCGAACACCGCCAACTTCCGGGGTTTCCCGCACATCCCCGGCCAGGACGCGGTCCTGCGCTACGCCACCAAGGATGGCGGCCACGAGGGCGGCGTGCTGTGACGCAACCTCTCGCATCGGCCGATCCCGCGCGCGTCATCGCCATCGCGCGGTCCTGGCTGGGCACGCCGTATCACGACCAGGCCAGCCTGCGCGGCGTCGGCTGCGATTGCCTCGGGCTCGCGCGGGGCGTCTGGCGCGAGGTTGTCGGCCCCGAGCCCTTCCCGATCCCGCCCTACAGTCGCGACTGGGGCGAGACGGGGCCGCGCGAAGTACTGGCCGATGGCGCACGCGCAATGATGATCGAGGTGTCGCCCGCCGAGGCGGGTCCCGGCGCGCTGGTCCTGTTCCGCATGAAGCCGCGCGCCATCGCAAAGCATGTCGGGATCCAGACCGGGCCCGACAGCTTCCTCCACGCCTACGAGCGGCTAGGCGTGATCGAGGAACCGCTCACCTCATCCTGGCGGCGGCGCATCGCCTTCGCCTTCCTGTTTCCGCAACGCTGAGACCCCGACATGGCCACCCTTGTTCTCGGCGCGGCCGGCGCCGCCATTGGCGGTTCGATCGGCGGCGCGATCCTCGGCGTCAGCGCAGCGACCATCGGCGGTTTCATCGGCTCGACCATCGGCTCGGTGGTCGACAGCTGGATCATCTCGTCGCTGGCGCCCACGCAGCGCATCGAGGGCGCGCGGCTCGACACGCTGCGCATCACTTCGGCCACCGAGGGGGCGGTGATCCCGCGCCTCTACGGCCGGATGCGGATGGGCGGCAACATCATCTGGGCGACGGATTTCCGCGAGGAGACCAAGACCACCACGCAGGGCGGCGGCAAGGGCGGTGGGGGCCGCAAGGTCAAGACCACCGAGTATCTCTACTACGCGAGCTTCGCCGTGGCGCTCTGCGAAGGGCCGATCACCGGCATCGGCCGCATCTGGGCCGACGGCAAGCCGATGGATCTCTCCGGCGTCACCTGGCGCTGGTATTCGGGCGACGAGGCGCAGACGGCGGACCCGTTCATCGCGGCCAGGATGGGCGCGGCCAACACGCCCGCCTATCGCGGCACGGCCTATGTCGTCTTCGAGGAGCTGCCGCTGTCGAGTTACGGTAACCGGCTGCCGCAGCTTTCCTTCGAGGTGTTCCGCCCGCTCGCCGATCCCGACACCGCCGAAGGACTGACCCGCGCCGTCACCATGATCCCGGCCTCGGGCGAGTTCACCTACGCCACACAGGCGATCCGCAAGACCGATGGCGGCGCGACGGTGCCGGAGAACCTGAATGCTCTGGCCGACTCCACCGACATGGTGGAGGCGCTGGACCGGCTGCAGGCCATGGCCCCTGCGGTCGAGAGCGTCAGCCTCGTTGTCGCCTGGTTCGGCGACGATCTTCGGGCGGGCTCCTGCAAGGTCCGGCCGGGCGTCGAGGTGTCCGCCAAGTCGACCACGCCCGCCAGCTGGTCGGTGAACGGCGTGAGCCGCGCCAACGCCTTCCTCGTCAGCCGCGATGATCAGGATCGCCCCGTCTATGGTGGCACCCCATCCGACTTCGCCGTCGTGCAGGCGATCCAGGAGATGAAGGCGCGCGGGCTGCGGGTGACCTTCTATCCGTTCATCCTGATGGACGTGCCGCCCGGCAACATGCTGCCGAACCCGTATTCCGACAACGCCGCCGAGACTGGCCAGCCCGCGTTCCCGTGGCGGGGGCGGATCACCTGTTCTCCGGCTGCAGGGTTCGCGGGGACCGTGGACAAGACGGCCACGGCCGCAAGCCAGGTCGCCGCGCTGTTCGGCGCAGCCACGCCCGCGAGCTACAGCGTCTCTGGCCAGTCGGTTTCGTGGGCAGGGGCGCCCGGCGACTGGGGCCTGCGTCGCATGGTGCTGCACTACGCCCATCTTTGCGCGGCGGCTGGCGGGGTGGACGCCTTCCTGATCGGGACCGAGATGCCCGGGCTGACGACGATCCGTTCGGGCGCCAGCACCTATCCGGCGGTGCAGGCCTATCGGGATCTGCTCGCGGATGTGCGCTCGATCCTCGGGTCGGGGACGAAGATCAGCTATGCCGCCGACTGGTCGGAGTATTTCGGGCACCAGCCGGGCGACGGCAGCGGTGACGTGTTCTTCCACCTCGACCCGCTCTGGGCGGATCCGGAGATCGATTTCGTCGGCATCGACAACTACATGCCGCTCTCGGACTGGCGCGACGGGTTCGAGCATCTCGACGCGGCCGAGGGTTGGCCCGCGATCTACGACCGGGCCTACCTGCAGGCGAACATCGCGGGCGGCGAAGGCTTCGACTGGTTCTATGCCAGCGCGGCTGACCGCACCGCGCAGGTCCGCACGCCGATCACGGATGGCGCGGCCGGCAAGCCGTGGGTCTTCCGCTACAAGGATCTGCGCGCCTGGTGGTCGAACCCGCACTACGACCGCCCCGGTGGGGTCGAGAGCGCGACGCCGACGGCATGGACGCCCGAGTCCAAGCCGATCTGGTTCACCGAGCTCGGCTGTCCCGCCATCGACCGGGGCACCAACCAGCCGAACGTCTTCTTCGACCCGAAGTCGTCGGAAAGCTTCACGCCGCATTTCTCGCGGGGCTGGCGGGACGACGCGATCCAGCGGGCGTATCTCGAGGCGACGTATCTCTGGTGGGGCGACGCTGCGAACAACCCGGTCTCGTCGGTCTATGGCGACCGGATGGTGCATGTGCCCGAGCGCGCTGCCTGGACCTGGGACGCGCGGCCTTATCCGTTCTTCCCGGCGCTGACCGACGTCTGGACGGACGGGGCGAACTGGCGGCTCGGCCACTGGCTGACGGGGCGGCTCGGCGCGGTGTCACTGGCCGCGCTGGTTCGGCACCTCTGCCTGCGCGCCGGGCTGCCCGAAGACCGCATCGACGTCACCGGGCTCTGGGGCGCGGTCGAGGGCTACGCCATCACGGCGCTCGAGAGCCCGCGCGCCTCGATCACCACACTGTCGCGGCATTTCGGCTTCGACGCCGTCGAGACCGAGGGGGTGATCCGCTTCATCATGCGCGGGCGAGCCTCCGTAGCCACCCTTGCGCCCGACGATCTGGTCGCCGCCCGCGAGGGCGACGTGCTCGAACTGACCCGCGGCCAGGAGACCGAACTGCCGCAGGCGCTGAAGTGGCAGGTCGCGCGGGCCGACGAGGACTACGACGCGGCCCTCGTCGAAGCCCGGCGCATCACGGTGGACACGACGCGCATTGCCTCGGAGTCCTTCCCCATGGCCGTGCCGCCCGAGGAGGCCGAACGCCGCTGCCGCCGCGCACTCATGGAGGCATGGGTGGGGCGCGAGACGGCGGCGTTCCGTCTGCCGCCCTCGCGCCTGGCGCTCGATCCGGCCGACGTGATCCGGCTCGAGCACGACGGGCGGCTGGTCGATCTGCGGCTCGTCTCCATCGCCGACGCCGAGGCGCGCGGGATCGAGGCGGTGCGCCAGGACCGGGCAACCTACGACCTGCCGCCCGGCGATCCTCGCGCAGCGTCGCTGACGCGGGCCGTCGTGTTCGGCGCGCCGGACGCGGAGCTGATGGACCTGCCGCAGCTGACCGAGGACCAGCCCGCGCATCGGCCGATGGTCGCCGCGCACGCGGTTCCGTGGCCTGGCGAGATGGCGGTGTTCCGCAGCCCCTCGACCGACGGATTTGAGTTGCTGACCACGTTCGACAGTCGCGCCCGGATCGGGGCGCTGGTCTCCGACTTCTTCGCGGGCCCCACGTCGCGCTTCGACCTCGGCAACGCCCTGATCGTCGAGCTGCGTACCGGCACGCTGGAAAGCGTCACGGACCTGACGCTGTTCGGCGGGGCAAACGGACTCGCGATCGAGAGTGCGCCCGGCGTCTGGGAGATCGTGCAGGCGGGCGCAGCGGAACTGCTCGCGCCGGGTCGTTATCGTCTGACCCGCTTGCTGCGTGGCCAGCGCGGAACGGAAGGCGCCATGGGCAACCCCGCTCCGGCAGGCGCGCGGGTCGTCCTGCTGGACGCTTCGCTGGCGTCCCTGCCGATCGCCGAAGCCGATCTCGGCATCCCGTGGAACTGGCGCATCGGCCCCTCGAGCCGCCCCGTCAGCGACGAGACCTATGTGGCGCAGGCCTTCACGCCTGTGGGCGCCGGCCTGCGGCCGTTCTCGGTCGCCCATGTGGAGCAGCCGTGGCGTAGCCCACGCACGCCCGGCGATCTGACGATCCGCTGGACGCGCCGGTCGCGCGCACTCGCGGCCGACAGCTGGGGCGGGCTTGAGGTGCCACTGACCGAGGAACTGGAAGCCTACGAGGTGGAGATCCTCGACGGCGCTGCCGTGAAGCGGGTGCTGAGTACGACCACCACCAGTGCGGTCTACACCGCTGCCCAGCAGACCGCCGACTGGGGCGCGCCGCTCGCACCTGGCGACAGCCTCACCGTCCGCATCTACCAGCTCTCCGCCCTCGTCGGGCGGGGCGCGCCCAAGACCGTCACGCTAAGTTTCTGAGGGACCCCATGTCCGACGCAACGACACATCTCCTGCTGCCCTACATCCTTGCGGCGCAGGCCCAGAAGCATGTCACTCACAACGAGGCGCTGCGGATCCTCGACGGGCTCGTCCAGCTCTCGGTGCTCGACCGGGACCTGATGGAGCCGCCCGGCAGCCCTGCCGACGGCGACCGATACATCGTCGGCTCGGGCGCAACCGGCGACTGGGCAGGCTGGGATCTGAACGTCGCGCTCTGGACCGACGGAGCCTGGCTGCGCCTGCCGCCACGAACGGGCTGGCGGGCGTGGGTCGAGGACGAAGGATTGCTGCTGGTCTACGATGGCGCGGGCTGGGTCGGGACCACACCGGCGGCGCTGCAGAACATGGCGCTCCTCGGGCTCGGCACGACGGCGGATGCGTCGAACCCGTTCTCGGCCAAGCTGAACGCCGCGCTCTGGACGGCGAAGACCGCGGCCGAGGGCGGTACCGGCGATCTCTTCTACACCATGAACAAGGAGGCGGCGGGCGACGATCTCGGCCTGACGCTGCAGACCGGCTTCGTGACCAAGGCGCTGGTGGGGCTCTTCGGCTCCGACCGCTTCCGGCTTGCCGTCTCGGCCGACGGCAGCACCTTCTTCGACGGGCTGAGCGTCGACAATGCGAACGGCATCGTCGATCAGCCCCGGCTGCCCCGCTTCAAGGCGTACACCAACTACGACAACTACGTCGGCGTCGGCACCTGGACAAAGATCGGCCTGAACAACACCGACTACAACGATCAGGGCGCGTTCGACGCTGCGAACAACCATTTCGTGGCGCCAGTCGACGGCACCTACCTCTTCGGCGCCACGCTGCTCTACAAGGTCAATTCCAGCACGACCGCGCGCATGCGGGGGCGGCTCGTTCTGAACGGCGCGACGGAAATCCGCGGCTCCCTCGGCGAAATCTCCGCCACCCATGTCTCGCTCGCCACCGCGATCTGGTTGCAGACCATGGTGCCGTTGACCGCGGGCGATACCGTCGAGCTGCAGGGATATTTCCGGGTCGCGGACGGCTACTTCGCCGCCGATCACACGTCCTTCTGGGGCTGCAAGGTCGGCTGAGCGGCGGAAGGAGGATCCGATGACACCACCCCGATCCGAGGGCTTCGTGCGCATGCCCGACGCCGAGTTCGAGGCAATCCTGACGCGGGCGGCCGAGGAAGGCGCCAGGCGCGCGCTCGCCGACGTCGGCCTCGACGGCGACGAGGCAGCGCTCGACATCCGCGATCTCCGGTCCCTTGTCGACTGCATCCGGCTGGTGCGCCGCACCGCCATGCAGACAGCCGTCCGCATGATCACCACCGGGGTCATGCTGGCGCTGCTCGCCGGCATCGCCATCAAACTGAAGATCTTCGGAGGCAGCCCGTAGCCGCTCACCATTCCATTCATCGGCCCGCAATGACCCGCTCTCGAGGCGGGTTTTTCGTTTTCGGAGGACCCCATGACGAATACCTTCCACAGCCACTGGCGCGACGTGCCCGAGGGCACCTGGCGCTGGCCGAATTTCAGCCCGGCCGAGATCGCCTGCCGGGGCACCGGCAAGCTGCTCATCAACGAACCCGCGCTCGACAAGCTGCAGGCGCTGCGCGACCGGCTCGGCAAGCCGCTGATCGTCCGCTCCGCCTATCGCAGCCCCGAGCACAATCGCGCCGTGGGCGGCGCGACCCGCTCCAAGCACCTCGACGGCGCCGCCTTCGACATCGCCATGAAGAACCACGATCCGGTGCCGTTCGAGGCGGCGGCGCGGGAGGCCGGCTTCCTCGGCTTCGGCTCCTACCCGCGTTCGGGCTTCATCCATGTCGACCTCGGACCCGCGCGGCAGTGGGGCGAGCGCTTCCCGGTCCGGGAAACCGCCTTTGCAGCCGAGACGCCGGTCGCGCGCGAAGTCCTGGCCGAGAGCCGCACCATGAAGGGCGGTGGCGCGGCCGGTGTGGCGACGCTGGGCGCGGCGGGCGTCGAGGTCGCGCAGAACGTCCTGGCCGAGACCCAGTCCGCCATCCTGCCGCTCGTCCCGTATCTCGACACGTTGCGCTGGCTGTTCATCGCCGTGGCGCTCGGGGGAATCGCGGTCACGATCTACGCCCGGCTCGACGACTGGAAGCGGGGGCGGCGATGATCACCGCGCTTCTCACCGGGCTCGCGGCCAACTCCTGGACACGGGCGGCACTGCGCTACGGCGCCATCGTACTCGCCATTGTCCTGTTCCTGCTTTCCCTCAGGCGGTCCGGTGAGCACGCCGGGCGGCTCGCCGAACGCCTTGAGACAACGGAGAACGCCAATGATGTCCAACGCCGGATGCTGGAAGCAGCAGCTCGCCGCCCTCGCGATCGCGACGAGCTTTCTGGCCGGCTGCGCGACGGTCGGTTCTGAGCCGCGCATTGCCATCGTCTGCCCGCCCGTCGTTGAGTACAGCCGCGAGTTTCAACGGCGCGCGGCCGAGGAAGTCGGGTTGCTGCCGGACGGGTCGGCCATCGCCGAAATGCTCTCCGACTACTCCGTGATGCGGGAACAGGGCAGAAGCTGCCAGCGCTGA